TCGAACTTCTTGAAGTGGATGACGACCTCTGGGTACATTCCTAGGTTCAAGCAGGAAATGGAGCTAGCAGCAAATTATATGCTGGAGCGTGGCGTAATGATCACGTACTGCGGTTGGGTGATGGAAGATCGCACCTTCAAGCAGAAGATAGATCTTAGAAAAATCGCTGCTGCAAGCCCAGAGCTTGCCGAGATGATTGCTAGCGGTCAGAACGATGAAATGGTAATCCAGCAGATGCAATCCGCTGTTCAGGTGTCTGAGAAAAACGCTAAAAAAGCGTTAAAGGATCTGCGTGAAAATGGCATTGCAGAAGTTCCTACCGTAAGGAGACAAGTAAATGCTCCAGAAGTAAAAACTGTAGCTCCTGATGGTGATTTTATTTTTCCCGCTTATGTAACTGACCCCCAACGTGCTCCTTATTGCTTCTGGCGTACGTATTACACTGCACAAGAGTTGCAGAACAAGGTCAGCACAGATGGTTGGGATGCAAATTTCGTGGAGCACGTGATCGAAAACTTCTCTGGAGTAAACATACACTCCTTGGAAAGGGAACAGGAGGGAAGGCGAAGTGTGTCTGTTACAGATGACGCTTATCAGGCTGAGGAGTTAATTGAAATCATACACGGATACCAGAGATTGATCGACGAGGAAGATAATTCCGAAGGGATCTACGAGACCGTGTTCCACGAATCTTTTTCGGGAGACGATGGGCTGGGCATAAAAGGATATGCTAAGTTCGATCTCCTAAATGGCTATGAGGACTACCCTGTGGTCGTTACAAGGTTCAGTGAGGATACAAAGCGTTTATATGACGCAATGACCGTTCCATCGCTTCTGAGGGGCATTCAGAACCAAGTAAAGGTAGAGCGAGACAGCCGAATAGACAGCAATAGCTTGTCTACGCTACCCGCTGTTACACACCCCAAGGGTCGCAAGCCAGAAGAAATCGGCCCCGGTCGGTTTATTCCTGAGGTCCGAACAGGTGAAATACGGTTCATGCAAGGTCCCGGATTTAATCCCGGATCGGTAGAGATGGAGAACAATCTTCAACAGCAAGCTGATCGCATGGTTGGCTTAGATGAGGAATCTCCACTTAGCAGTGTACGTAGGCAGTTCTTAGTTGATAAATACTTGCAGCACATAGCTCAGGTAGTAGCTACTTGTTACAAAAATTTTCAACGCTTTGGGCCTGATGAAGTATTCTTTAACGTAACGGGTATTCCGGACCCCCAGATGTTTAACAAGGGGAACCCGAATGAAAATTATGACGTTACAATTAGTTTTGATGTCCTTAACGCTAGTTCAGAGAAACAAGAAGCTAAGTTAAACCAGTTGGTTTCGCTGGTCCAGATGGACAGAAACGGCCTAATTGATGTAGATAAACTGCTAACGGCTGTTGCTGGAAGCATTGACCCAGTTCTAGCTACTGGAATCCTTCGTCCCGCTCAAGAAGCTCAGGACAAGATGTTGAAAGATATTACAGATGACTTATCTAAAATTTATGCGGGTATCGAAGTTCCAGCGCGTCCTAACGGTGCTCAAGCTGCTTTGCAAATTATTCAAAGCTATGTACAACAGCCAGATGTTGCAAAAAGACTTCAAGAAGATGAAGCTTTTGCCCAACGTCTACAAAAGTACAATGCACAGTATCAGTTCGTTATACAACAAGCTCAAAACGCGCAAATAGGCCGCGTAGGTACTGCACCAGCTCAAATGGGTCAGGTACAGACTCAAGGAATGCAGCAGTGATAGCCCTGTTATTTTCTTCTATACTATTTTTTAATATGGCAGACAATCTAAGCACAACAGACTACGGTCGATTTCTCGCGGAAGAAAGACTAATTAAATTGTTCAAAAACACTTTAAGAAGAGAAGAAAGTTTTGAACCTGAGCCCTATAAACCTAATCCTAAAGAAGAATATTTTACGATAGGATACGGTCATTATGGCCCTGATGTAAAGCTAGGCATGTCCATTGATAAAGATACTGCTGAACGTCTTTTGGACAGAGATGTAAGAACTAGGATTAAAAGTATAAGAAAAGCTCTTCCTAATTTTTCAACTTTTCCGGAGTCCTTGCAAGATGCTATTTTTAGTGAGCATTACAGAGGTTCTATTATGCAAAGTCCTAAGACAAGACGCTTAATAAACGAAGGAAAATACAGAGAAGCTGCTGATGAGTTTTTGGACAACGATCAGTACAGAACTGCTGAAGCTGACGGAATCCCCGGTATTCGTCCTAGGATGGAAAGAGTTTCTGAGGAACTAATTAAATTCTCGAATGCCAAACGATAACGATGTTGTTGTTCTTTCTAAGTACGAGCATTTTGCTCGTTTTATCAAAGACATAAAAGATCGAAGAGAATCTAGCATATCTAGGTTGAGATCCGCTTCGCCTGAAGAAGTTATGCAAATCTCTGGAGAGATTTTAGCGTACGACGATATACTTCAGGATTCAGATTACGACAATTTATTAAAAAAATGGTCTGAGCACGTATAATATACTTTTTTATGTGATATAATCACCGCTCGCCATCGCTAGGCGTTAAAAGCGGGAAAGTATAAATTATATGAGTGAAATCATTGAGGCGGTCGCTGATGCCGATTCAAACACAGCGGAAAACGAAAATATGTCTGCGTCTGACTTTATTCGCAGACGTACAGAACAACAGGAAGAAGAAAATGTTCTTCCCGTTCCTGAACCAGAAGCTGAAGAGCCTTCTGCATTGGAGGACAATGAGATTGAATCTCAGTCCGAAGAGGTAGAAGTTTCCGAGGGTGAAGAAGACGTTCTTTCAAATATCAACTTAGATAATCTTTCTGAGGAGCAGATTAAACAACTTTCTGAGGCTCTTTCTAGCCGGGCTGTTGACCGTTTTGGTAAACTAACAGCTAGAGCTAAAGCTGCCGAGGAGAAGGCTCAAACACTTGAGGAAAGTTTAAAAGCTCAACAGGAGGAAGTTCTATCTTCTAAATCTGATATTGTTGATAACCCGTACTCTGATCTGAATACCATTAAGGATATTCAAGAAAAGGCAAAGGAAATTAACGATGTCATAGATTGGGCAGAGGAAATTTTGTTTGATTCTGATGACTACAGTCCACACGACACAGTAACAGAAGCAGACGGGAAAACCATGACTAAAGCTGAAGTGCGTGAAGCTCTGAAGCAAGCAAGGAAATCTAAAAACAAATTTCTTCCTGATCAATTTAAAAAGGTTAAGAGGACAGAGGACGCTGTAGCGTTACGCCAACAGTACGGTCAGAAAGCTTTAAAGGAATTTAAATGGTTGGGCGACAAAGATAGTGAACAGGCTAAACAGTTTGTTCAAATAGCTGGTCATCCTTCTTTGCAAAAAGCTTATGAGCAAGATCCTGACCTTAGTTGGAAGCTACCATATTTATTGGCTCATTCAGTTGATAATATGTTTGGAGAGAATGCTAAAAAGTCGGCACCAAATGCCAAAGATGCTTTTAAGCCGTCTCCTCCATCAAGTCCTTCTATAACGAAATCTAAGTCCGATAAAACTGAAGATAATTCTACAAAAGCCCTAAAGGATCTGACGCAAAGGTTTAAGAGTTCTGGAAGTAAAGATGATTTCCAAAAACTTAGAGAAGCGCGATGGGCGCGCAGGCTCTCCTAACTAATTAAATAAAATGCCATCTTATTCATATAACACAACAAATCCCGGTGCTGCTGTTTCTAACAGGGAAGACCTTAGCGATACTCTCACTATTTTAGCTCCTGAAGAGACTCCGGTACTTAGTTCACTATCAAAAACACGAGCATCTGCCGTCCAGCACGAATGGACGATGGACTCGTTGGCTGACGTAAGCACGGCTGGAGTTTCCGAAGGTGTTGACGTAAGCACCTACGCCGATGAGTTTTCTGCTCGCGTTCGGGTTGGTAACTACACCCAGAAGTTTCGTAGAGCTTATCAGGTTTCTGATCTTCAAGAAGTTGTTGATTCCGTAGGTCCTGCTAAGTTCGCTCAAGCAGAAGCCAAAGCTCTCCGTGAGCTAAAGCGTGACGTTGAAGCAACTATTCTTTCTGACAACGAACAAGACGTTGAAGACGGAAGTGGATCGAACCCATACAAGATGCGTGGTCTCGGCAAGTGGATTCAGAGTGGTGCGCAAGCTACCAACCCGGTTCCCGCGGCCTACCGCACTCCTGCTGATAGCGTTTACGACATCAGCACTTCTGGTTCTTTCACGGAAACGGCGATGAACAACATCATCACCTCTATTTACCGTGTAAGTGGTGCTACC